CGTTGTTGTAGGTGTTATTTGCGGTCTGTGTAATGTTTCCGACGGTTTTTGCGCTGCTTGAACCAATGTTTTGCATGATACTCTGCATGTAACTGGCTTCTTCCCAGTTTTTGGTTTCTTTTGCCGTGTTGATCGCCTGCATGGCGTTCTGCAGAAATTGCGCTGTGTTGTTTCCGTAGTCATACATTGCTTGCATGGTGGCTGTGTGTGCTGCTGGAACTCCTGATGCTTGAGCGTGGCTAAAGGTTGTGTTTCCTACTGCTGCCTGGCCTCCGCTGCCTGAGCTTGCACCAAAGCCGTTGTATGCTGCTAATGCCGGGTTCAGACCTGCTTTCTTTAGGTCTTCTACCCCTCTCTGGTAGGCTGTGCTGGACATCATCTGTTGCCAGTCTCGATTTTTTTGGCTCTCTTCCCGGTTAAAGGCCATTGCGCTTGCCTGGCTCTGTGCTGTCAGCTCATTCGCCCTGGCGTTTGACCATAGGTTCATCAGGTTTCCCAGTGCCCACTGTCCGCTCTGGAGGTTGTTTGCGGTCTGTGCCTGTCCGGCGTTAAAGCTGGCTGCTGCCCCTGAGTTGTTTCCCGTGATGCCTGTTAAAGCCTTCCCCAGGATGTCTGATATTCCAGACGTGTTACCCTGCGTCACCTGCCCGCCTAGGGTTCCTGTTGCCTGGCTCATGTTTCCTGACATGGTCGTGTTTCCAACCTGTTGGTTCATGGTGCTTTGGTTCATTGCGCTGCTGTTCGACCCTTTTGAGTTGATATAGCTGCTTGCTACGTTTCCTAAGGCTCCTACCACGCTTGGCAGTAGCTGCAAAGCGATTGCTCCCCATCCTGCCATTTTGCACCTCCTTAGATCGTATCAAGTCCTGGTATGCTGTAGATCGGCATGGGTCTTGTCCAGGTCTGGTCATAGTAGAAGTTGCAGATGAACTGGTACGAGTGTTTGTTGTCCTCAACTGCCAATGTCCTGGCGATGTTTTCGTTGCCCTCTTTGATCCAGTCGCTCGACAGTGTCGGCAGGCTTGTGTAATGGTCTGCGTAGTGCCAGGCATCCAGGCTCTGTGCGTAGGTGCTGCGCATCTCGGACGTTACCATGTTTGTTCGGTACTTGTAATCTGCCCAGGCTTCCTGGTAGCCGAAAACTTCTTCATCCTTTGTGTTGCCCTGTGCATAGATTTCCTGGTTCAGTACCGGCTGCTCTCCCAGGTTTGCCAGCATTGGGTCGTAGTAGCTGAATCTTGTGCTTCTCGTCCACAATCTGCTCAAACCCTGCTGGTAGCTGTGATCTACTCGCACGCAGCATAGGCCCAGCACATAGCCGTGCTCTGTTGCGCTGTAGGTGCACATGTGTTTGGACATGGTTGTCATGCTGTAGGCTGCCGTGTTGCCCTGCGGGCTTGTCGTGTTGGTACTTGACGTTTGGATGACCTGATTGATGTTGATCGGCATTCTGTATCCGCCGATGTATTCGCTTCGGTCAAGGCGTGCATCCGGCGATGTTACACCCCAGGCTCCTTTTAGGATTTCTTTGTACCTGGTTCCGGTTCTGGCATCTCGTTCCAGGATGTGCTGCACTGCGATAGCGTTTCGGAGTTCGTTGATTGTGGTAGCGGTTACTGAGCTTAGATCCGTTCCGACCCATGCATCCAGGAAGTTTGCATCATCCTGGCTCATTGTTTCGAGATATTGTCCACCGCTTGCCGGTGCTGTGTTTCCGTTGTTATTTTTGTTCAGGCTGAATTTCGTCCCTTGGTTTGTGAATGAGATGTTTGTGTGATTCACAATACCGGTGTTGTACTCGTTATTGAAAAATCCGGTTCCTGTTTTTGTTTGGGTTTGTTCTGGTGTGGTGTACGCTCTTAACGGTGCATTTCCCGTCAGCGGCAGCGGCACAGCCTGGCCTTTCTGCGGCTGTGGCAAACTGCTGGTGAAGTAGTCTTTGTGTTTGCAGACTTTGAGTAGTCTTCCTCCTTTTACATGGCCTATTGCTGTATCATCCGTCCAGTCTCTTTCACTGAATATTTCTGTTTTGTCTGTTGTATCTTCCATTGCTGGCTGCTGGAGGTTTTCGTCTCTGAACCACTCGTTCCATATTTTTACATATGCTTGGAATGGCATTTTATTTACTTTTATTCCGTTTATTCCTGTTGGGATTCCCATGTAGTCTGCGATACTTCCGACTGGGTACCCTTTTTCCCATTCCACTTTTACGACTGGTGTTGTGTATTCTGTCGGTTCTGCCCAGTAACTTGAATCGTTTTGTCCCATCATGTTAACAAAGTGGTCCCAGAGCAGGCGACACGGCACGAAGAAGAAAAAAATGTCCATGTTGCAGTTATCCATGACCGGATAGAGCGGAGTTGCCATGCGAACCAAACCGTTTACATCGATTTTGAAGGTGTCTCCAGGTAACACTTCATCGACATAAATTGGTACCAGATCGCCTTCGTTGATCGTGGTCAGCAGTGAGAAATCTCTTTTGAAACGGCTTCTTCGGATTTCTGCGTGCGGCACCTGGTTGTAATGTTGCTCACTGTTTCGGTTCATTTATTTTCTCCTTTTTGCACAACTGTTTCTGTTGCTGCAGCTGGCTCTGTTTGTGCACTTTGCTGTTTTTCAAACCCCATTGCTTTCATCCAGCTTTCTTCTCCTGCGGTTGCTGCCCATTGGTCAAAGCTGTTATTGAACTTATTTCGGATTTCCAGCGGCAGTGTCTCGAATTTTTCTTTCTGTTCGTTCATCAGGTTCCGCCACTCGATGTAGTTTGCAGGTAACTTGCTTGTGTCGATGTACCATCCCGGGTTAGCCATGACCGTTGTATCACCTGCTGCATACCTTGCAAGGATGCTCATAGGGTCGACTTCGTCTTTGTAGCTCTGGATTTTTTCATACGTGTTGATCTCTCCGACCTGCTCAAGGTAGGCGTTGCCGTTTTCATCGTACCGCTCTTTGTATTGCGGCTCCATAATATTTCCCGGATTGTTTGGTACTCTTTTCGGTTTTTCATCTTCATATGGTGTAAAGATTTTAACCATGCTTTTTCTCCTCCATGTTCTTTTTCATCTGTTCGATGTTCCATTCCAGTTCTGGCATGCAGGGCGAGATCATGCCGGTTTCTGTGTCGTACTGGCCCAGATGATAGAACCGCTTATCTTCGCAGTCGCTTTTTTCCATCTCCTGGGTCATCCACTTGAAGGTTCTTTCTTTCACAATCGGATTGATGACCATGATGTTTCCGAAGGTTCCAGCGAGTTCGTCTTTGATTGCATAAAGTTCAAAAGTCATTGTTGTTATCCTCCATAACTTCGTTGATGATATCATTTTTGTGATATCTTATCCCATATTCGATTGCTTTTCGTGTCGCTGCTGGCACGCTGCATCCCAGTTCTTCTGCCAGATCATCAATCTCGGCTGCTGTGTCGTACCTCAGTCTGATTGTCAGTGTACAGCATGCCATGTTCTTGATGTTCTTCACAGTCGAATTCCTCCTCTGCTGGGCTTCGGATTGACATTGATCTTTTTGGTTTTCTTTGCCGTGTTGGTGAAAACCTTCTTGTCGGTCTTTGGTTTTACAGTGCTGCGGTGTGTCATTACTCTTCCTCCTTATCGAGTTCCAGTGTGTGATAGATCTTATCCAGCATGTGCAGGATTTTCTTCAGGTGTCGGAAAATTGCGTTGATGTCCTGTAAAGTTACCATTTTTTTAACCTCCTTTCTGTAATTTTGTTTATATTTTCATTCTATCAAAATAAAAAAAAAACAAGGTGGGATTTTGTCCACCTTGATGATTTTAGTTATTTGTTTTCGTATTCTTTGAGTTTTTGGCTGTCCGATCGGCCGTGGTCGGCCGACGATGAGAGGACAGCGTAGCTTTTAGGTTAGATTTCGGTTTGTGCTCTTATTGGCCGTTCTCGTTGTTTGTAGATGGCTTAGACCTCTGTGCGAATCAATTTGCTCATTCGTTCTTGCATTTTTTTGTCTTTCAGGTTATAATAATCCTGCATGGTCAGGCCGGTCTGCTTGAGCTGAGCAAAGAGAGCGTCGTTCGCGATTCTTCGGCGTTCTCGTTTAATTGCTTTCAGTTCTTCGGATTCGGCTTTTTCTGTTATATCTTCAATTTTTAGCACTTCTTCATCTGTCAACGGTTTTGCTCCATGGTCGATGTCGAAAAGCTTGTCAAAGTATCTTGGCGGTTTACAGAGCTTTCCGTTCTTGAGTTGGATTTGATCTCTTTCGTAGATTTCCGCTGCATGGTCGTAATAGTATTGTGCGCCGATTGCCGGCTTTTTGCTCATATTGCATTGTTCCGGTAAGATGCCTAGTTCTTCATAAAATTTTTTACCGTCCTTTCCGTAAATCTTTTTTGTTGTGTACCTTGCTGTGTAGGCCATTGATCTCCATTCTGCTGGTGCTAGGATGACGTGGCCCATGCTCCAGATTTTTTCTAGCCATTCGCAGTTATAGTATGTGAACCCTCTCGCTTTCTTGTAAATTTTTAAGTCTTCCTGTTTTATTGGTAGATCGTAGACAATTGCGTGATAGTGTGGTCTGTGTGTCTTGCTGCCGTATTCACCGGCTTGGAAATACATCAGTTTGCCTTTTCTTTTTTCGTGGTACTCTATGTGCCTTCTCAGTCGTTTCCAGAATTTTTGCATGTCCTCATAGCATAGACTGAGGTTTTCTGTTATCATTTCGCCTGTCAGTGTGTCCCATGTCGCTCGATATGGGACATTTTCGTTATCATAGGTGAGCGTCAGAAACCAGGCGTTTTCATGGTATGGCAGCTCCATCTCCATTCTGTTTGCCCAGGATGCTGCATTCGCCATTTTGCATCCAGGACAGTGCCCGCATGGTAGCAGCTGAGCGTTCTGTTCTTTGAGCAGCTTTTTAACTCGTTGTTCGTTCCACTTCTGCTGTTTCTGATCTGCGTCAAACTCTAGCCTTTCGCCTATTTTTGACAAGTATGCCTTCAGGCTGACCACTCTTTCTTGTCTGTTGATGACGGTTCTAACCAACGGCCTCGTGCATGGCATAGATGTTTCATGCCTCCTTCCCTGAATGGGCCCCAATAAGCCTCTTGATCTTATTGGGGCCCATTGACACAAAATTTAGATTCTGCTCGCTTCTCGTTATGGACAAATGTTGCTTCCCTGAGTGAGGCGGTAGCCGTAACTCATTCACTTTGTTCTCCTTTCAGTGTAAAAGTTAGCTGGTTGATCGCTTCTCTTACACAGTCTGACTTATTGTATTTCATGCATTTGAAGTATTCATAGAGCCAATTCAGGTTCTCTACTTCTTTTACTGTCAAATTGATGTTCATTCTTTCGACTATTTGACTTCTCATGGTATATCCTCCTACTTTAAGTGTATGATTGTTACACCCATATTATACACCTCCCTTGTGTGTGTGTCAATTACCATTTTCGCATTGCTTTTCCAAGGCCGTACAGTGCTGCACCTGCTGCCTTTGTTTTCGCTTTGTTTCCAGCGTCTACGATATTTTTGCCTGCTTCTACGGTTGTCGGTGTTGTAGTCTTTCTGCCAGACTGTTCGTTGTTGTAGGTGTTATTTGCGGTCTGTGTAATGTTTCCGACGGTTTTTGCGCTGCTTGAACCAATGTTTTGCATGATACTCTGCATGTAACTGGCTTCTTCCCAGTTTTTGGTTTCTTTTGCCGT